GCTGGTGTCTATAAAGATATAGATCTTCCTAAACCTAATCAATCTAATGTAACATCTTTCACAGAGAAAATGGATACTATTTTAGGATTGTCTCCTTCTTCAGATAATGATCCTCAATATATATTACTAGAACAACACTGTTATCTGGATATCGAAGATAAAGAACAATCACTCCCCTATATTGTAACTGTAGAAGAACAGACTAAACAAGTACTAAGTATTCGTAGAAACTATGAGCAGAATGATCCTAATATGGAGAAACGTAGTCACTTTGTCCATTATAGGTTTGTTCCGGGTTTTGGTTTCTATGGCTTGGGCTTGATACACTTCCTTGGTAATCTTACCATGAGCGCAACTGCTGCTATGAGATCTCTAATTGATGCAGGGCAGTTTGCAAATCTACCAGGAGGTTTCAAGGCCAAGGGACTTAGAATGGTTGGTGACAACGACCCTATCTCCCCAGGTGAGTTCAAGGAGGTTGAAGCAACTGGAATGGATTTATCAAAGGCTATTATTCCTCTCCCCTATAAAGAGCCTTCCCAAACTCTCTTTCAAATGCTCCAGTTCGTAGCTGCTGCTGGTCAGAAGTTTGCGGATAGCACGGAACAAGTTATTTCTGATGCTGCCTCCTATGGACCTGTGGGAACAACTATGGCTCTTCTAGAAGCTAGTAGTAAGTTTTTTACAGCCATACATAAACGTCTTCATAAATCTCAGAAAGATGAATTTAGAATTTTGGCAAAGATAGATTATGATTATCTTCCTGATGAATATCCTTATGATGTTCCATTTGAAGATAGGAGTATATTTAAGAATGACTTTGATGGACGAGTAGATATTATTCCTGTCTCAGACCCTAATATACCATCCAATGCCCATCGTATGATGTTGGCTAATATGGCTCTTCAAATGGCACAGCAATCACCTCCTGGTATGTTTAATCTGGAAGCATTGAATAGAACAATACTCAATGCAGCTAACATGCCTAATATGGAAGAGATACTTCCTCCCAAGATAGAACCAAAGCCAATGGACCCTGTGTCGGATATCATGGCTGCTACCAAGGGTATTCCTATAGCAGCCTTTCCGGGTCAGAATCATGATGCTCATATTCAGACCAAGATGGCATATCTGCAAGATCCTGCTAACGGAGCTAATCCTATCATGCAAAGGATACGTCCTATCCTGGAAGCTAATATTCAAGAACATTCTGTAATGAAATATCAAGAACAGATGAATGGTATAGCTCAAGGAATGATAGAACAGATGCCACCAGAACAAGCTCAGAATCCTGCTGTTGTAGAAATGGCAATGGCTCAAGCAGCTCAACAGGTAATGAATGCTAATCAGGCTATGGGAATGGCACAGTCGCCTGAACAACAGCTAGTTGCTCTGGAACAAGCTAAGGTAGAATTGGAAAAACAAAAGATACAATCAGACACAGTGGTTCAAGCTGCTGAGATGGAATTAAAGAATAAGAAACTTGAGCTTGATGAAAATGAACAAATTATTGATATGCTCAAGACAGGTGCAACTGATAACTTCAAGAGAGAGAAAGCAGAGCTTGACAGAGACTCAAAGAAAGAATTAAAAACTCTGGATATATTATCTAAGATCGGAATTGAAGAATCTAAATTAGATGCTGAAGATGAAAGAGTTAGACAAAGAATAATGAAAGATTTATTAGAACAATATAATAAAAATGAGAAAGATCTGGATATGAAAGGTCTTGATGCTCTTGTTAAATTAGCAATTAAACACTCTAAGAAAGAAATAGATAAAGGAGATAAGGAATGACAATAAAGATAAAAGAGATGACGAAAGGTAAAGGTTATATTACTTATAAAAAAACAAGTTCTGATAAACCAGTAACTTATGGAGATCCCTTTAAAAGTGAATGTATTGGACCTTGGGAAACAGTAGCTGACCTTAATGAATGGGGTTATGATGAATTTAAATTTCCAGAGCCAGCAAAGAAAAGCCGTAAGAGTACCCTTTATACCTGATGGAACTCTGGGATGAGGTTATTCAAGAGTTTAATGAAGAGATTCAAAAACTTAGACTTTCATTAGGAAGTGGTTCGGCTGATGACTATGCTCATTATAGACAAATTGTAGGATCTATTCAAGGACTTGAATGGGCCAGAGTTAACCTAAATGATATAGTTAAAAAACGAATATTTTCAGAAGATGACGAGGAATAAAATGCAACAAGTAAATATGGGCAAAGCCATTAAAAACGATTCATGGATTAGTGATCCTGATGAAGTAAAAGATCCAGAAGTATTACCTGAATTACCGGGATTTCATATTCTGGTAAGACCAGTGTCTGTTAAGAGTCAGACAAAAGGTGGTATTTTTATTCCAGATTCAATCAAGGATGATATGTCATATCTTACCACGGTAGGTAAAGTATTGGCTCTTGGTAATCTGGCATATCTGGATAAAGATAAGTTTCCAGGCGGAGCTTGGTGTAATGTAGGTGATCATGTATGTTATGGTAAACACGCAGGAACTAAGCTTTTTTATAAAGGAGTAAGGCTTATTTTACTCTTTGATGATCAGATTACAATGAAGGTAGAAGAGCCAAAAGATCTAGATCCAACATTTAATTTGGGAAATCATTAATTGTATGGTATAATAGAGTATCGTTAAAATCGTTTGTTTCGTAAACAGCGGAGGCAATTATGAATAAAAAAGAAGAGTGGGGCGATATTGATGTCCCGAATGAAGAGCAGAAAATTGAAGTAGAGATTGAAAAAGAAGAAGAGTCTGAAGTAAAAGAAGAAGAAATATCTGAACAGGAGGAAAAGCCTGAAGTAAAAGAAACTAAAGGGCAAGAAGATAGAAAAAAAACACCTGCTGAAAAAAGAATAGAACAACTTATCAGACAGCGTAGAGAACGTGATCAACATATTGTTGCTCTCATCCAAAAAAATGAAGAGTTAAGTACAACTCTCAGAACAAAACATAAGGAAGTAGATGAGGTTAATAAATTAAGTCTTGATGCTTCTGAAAAACAACTAACTGATAAACTTGAGCTTGCCAGAACGGTTTATATGGAAGCTTTTGAAGAAGGAGAAAAAGAGAAACTTTTAAAAGCACAGGAAATGTTAAATGAGGCACAGGCTGATCTAAAAGCAGTCTCTTTTGCTCAGAAAGGTTATGAAGAAGTAGAAGAAGCACCTGTACCTGTACAACCTCAATATCAGCCGCCTCCTATGCAAGAAGCTTCTGATCCAAAGGCAGAAGAATGGGCTTCAAGAAATAATTGGTTTGGACAAGACAATGTTATGACCGCTGCTGCTCTGGCAATAGATGCAGAACTTAAAAGCGAAGGCTATGATCCAACCGATAATGATTTTTATCAGGAAATTGACAATAGACTAAAAACGGCCTTCCCTCAGAAATTTGAGGAAAGTTCGGAACGTGCGCAGGAAAATACGACATCACCTGCTCAAGTAGTATCGGGGGCTTCACGTTTGTCTCCATCTAATTCTAAGAAAGTTAAACTATCAAAGGAAGATGTTAGACTTGCACAGAAATGGAATATACCACTTGAACAATATGCTGCCGAAAAGCTGAAGGTTTCTGATGCTGATGGCAACTATACTAATGTAAATTAAGCGTGGAGGAATGAAATATGACACGAAATGAAACACGTAGTAATACAGTTCGGGAAGCTACAACAAGAGAAGTCGAAGAAGAGTATGTCTTTGAGGAGCCAGATGCCCTTAGTATACCAGATTCGGTACAAGCAAGATTCGACAATGAGGACATGTCCCTTCGTTGGATACGCATATCTGTAAAAGGACAAGACGACATCTCGAATGTTGGTAAGCAACAACAGCAGGGATGGGTTTTCGTAACTCCTGATGAAGTTCCTGAAATGGCAATTACATCCTTCGTAAGGGAAGAAGGTCGTTACCTTGGAGCAGTCTGTCGTGGAGATGTAGCGTTGGCAAAGAAGCCAACATCAAAGGTAAAGGCCAGACAGAAATTCTATGAGAAGAAGTCTAATGATATGATGGATGCAGTAAATGCACAACTGATGAAAAGTTCTGATTCTCGTATGCCAATTTCTAATACAAGTAAGTCCGTAACAACCAGAGGTAGACAGCCTTCTTTTCAGAAATAGTCTATCTCTATAACTTAAGGAGATGAAACATGTCTACTACTAAAGCATTTCGTGGTTTTGTCCCTGCTCGTAAAAAAGGTGGTGCTTATAATAATGAGGCCGTGACCGATATGATCACACTAACCTCAACAGGACAAGCACAAACACCAGCAAATAGTATTTTTACTGGTGATCCTGTCGTATTACCGGGAGCTAACTTTACAACTATCTCTCCGTTTATTGCTGCAACTCTTAAACCTTCAGGGGTTTTCATGGGTTGTCAATATGTTGAGAATGGTGAACAAAAGTTCTCACGATACTGGCCGGGTGGAACAAGTGCCACAGACGTTAAATTTTTCGTAATTACTGACCCTGCTCAGATTTATTACATCCAGTGTTCTCTGACTTTATCAGCTGCTGAAGCTGCTATTGTCAGGAACTACACTGCTACTGTTAGTTCAACTGCCTCTTCAGGCAACACAACTACTGGTCAATCAAGCTATTACTTGCTTGCTGCCAGTGGTGCAGAAACTGAACTAGCGTGTCGTGTACTTGGACGTGCTAAGTTTGCAGACGAAGGTAATAACGATGCGTACCCCATCGTAGAGGTCTGGTTGAATACACACCGTGACCGTTACGTGACGGCTACGGCATCATCGGCTTAATAGGAGGGATTTATCATGGCTATAAATAGAGCTAGTATATCAAAAGAACTCCTTCCGGGCCTAAATGCTATATTCGGAATGGAGTATGGAGAGGTTAATAATGAACTTGAACCTCTCTTTGAAATCGAAAACTCAGATCGTGCTTTTGAAGAAGAAGTCCTTTTTACTGGTTTTGGGTCAGCCCCAACCAAGGGAGAAGGTGCTGCTGTATCGTATGACGATGCACAGGAAAGTTACACAGCCCGTTATACGGCTGAGACTGTAGCTTTGGCTTTTGCAATCACGGAAGAGGCAATGGAAGATAATCTTTATGATACCTTTGCCAAACTACGTGCCAAAGGTCTTGCCCGTGCAATGGCTAATACGAAACAGGTAAAAGCTGCTAACATTTTTAACAATGGTTTTACCGATGTTATTGGTGATAGTGTAGCTTTCTTTGCTTCAACGCACCCAACCATTTCTGATGGAAATCAGTCCAACGTACTCGCTGCGTCTGATCTGTCAGAAGCAACTCTTGAAGCTGCACTTACCAGCATACAAAAGATCAAAGATGATCGTGGTATTCTAATTGGTTCTAGTGCTGTTTCTATGCATATTCCAGTTGATTCTTGGGCAATTGCAGACCGTATTCTTTCTAGCCCCGGCAATACTCAGACGAGTGCTGCTGCTGCTGATCCAAATACGAATGCAATCAATGCTACTCGTCATATGGGTATGTTACCTGAAGGCTATCATATTAATCGAAGGTTTACTGATACGACTTCTTGGTTTGTTAAAACGGATGTACCGAATGGAACAAAAATGTTTGTTCGTACTCCTCTTCAAACTAAGATGGAACCTGATTTTGATACTGGCAATCTTCGATTCAAGGCAAGGGAACGGTATAGTTTCGGTGTCTCTGATTGGAGAGGCTGGTTTGGTAGTCAAGGTTCTTAATATCAATCTTACTATGGGAGAGTGGTTACGACTGCTCTCCTCCTTTCTAAGGAGAAATCATGACTACAAATGTTAAAGTAGCACAAAATGTAAGTAGTGATGGAGCAATTATAACGGGATTTCGTTATATTGATGTTAATACTACTTTAGGAGATGAAGGAACTGGTTCCGATCCCACTCCATCTACAGCCCGTATTCTTGCTATACATACCTATTCAACTCTTGCAGGTGAAATTGTTCTTTCAGGAACGAAGCAGATTACAAATAGATCAGCTAAAGGAACGGCTATTCGTTACCGTGTGGGAGCATTAGATTCTAGTGATCAATATATAGGTGATATGGGAGTAGGTGTTATTGGTATTCTAAGTGTTGCAACATCTGGAACAGGAACAATGGCTCCTACAATTACACTATATGTAGGCTAATATGGTTGCATATTCATATTTAAAAACGGATGTTATTCAAACTGCTGAGAACGAATCTACTGAATTTGCCAGTGCAATTCCATACTTTATAGATCGTACAGAGTTACGTTTGCTTAAGGATCTGGATGATGTTGGATTAAATGAATATACCAGTATTACTTTTACTGTAAGTAATCCTGTTGTTAGTTTAAATGATAGAGTTCATATTGTTCGTAATGTGAACTACACGACCAGTACGTCTAGTCTTAAGACAAGCCTTCTTAAACGTACTTATGAATATGCTATAGATTACTGGCCTTATGCCAGTTCTTCAATAGGAACACCAAGATATTATGCTAGAAAAAATAATACTTCTATCTATGTCGTACCCACTCCTTCTTCTACTTTACCAGGAGAAGTTCAAACAGTTTCTAGACCTTTACCTCTAGCTTCTGCTACAGGAACAAGTGTAACAACTCAAAATTATTTTAGTAACTATTGTTATGATGCTCTCTTTACTGGATGCATGGTAGAGGCTACTATGTTTATGAAGGATTGGAATACTCTTCCTGTCTGGCAAAATCAGTATCAAACAGCCATAGGGGCATTACGTAATCAGGCTAGAAGGACCAGACAGGATGATATGGCAGTTGCTGCTTCTCCTGCTGGTGGTCCCGATACCATAACACAGGGAGCAAGCTAATGGCAAGTAAAAAAAGGAAAGTAATTGAAGGTTTGATGCCGTCAAAGAAACCAACACCTATTACACCAGATAAACCAGGTTTAGCTACAGCATCACGTATAGCTAAGAAAGATGCTGAAATTAGGAAATTTGCTGGAACACATGGTAAAGCTGCGGCTATTAAAAAATATGGAAAGGACAGGGTAGATCAAGTTTCGATGTCTACAAAGACAATAGGAAAACCTCCTTCTGTATCTAAAGCAGGTGAAGGACCACACGGAATTTCCGGTCAACCAATGACAGGTAAACCTACATTAATAGCAC